GATGGTCTTCGTACAGCGGACGCTCCGCGTGCCACAGAACCACCGTATATGTGCCATCCTCGCGGAACTCAATCGTCCGCGTGTCGCGCGGACGGATGCTCCATGCGCCATTCGATACCTTCGGCCCAAAGTAAGGATCGACTAACTCTCCGGTGGTGGCGTCCGCGATCTCGTAGCAACCAGGCTGGTCGGCAATCTCAATCCACTCGCCTTCCCACGACGGGTCGAGCGATAAACCGCCCAGAACAAGCGAGCCTTTGTCGATGGAAAGCCCTTTCATGCCAGCCGCAAGCGGAGCACTCGCCCGCCCCAGCGCATAGAAGTTCTCATCCTCGTCCATCCCAGAGGTGTAGTTTTCAGCCCTTCGCAATAGCGCACCATCGCTGTCTAGAACGGCTAGAACCCCAACGCAGTCCCCAGGCAGTGGAACGGGCGTACCAGCGTACTCCACCGTGATCTCTTCTCGCAGTTCAAGCCAATCGCACGCCCTCGATAGCTCGGCCCCAGCCAGCAACCCCGCCGTTACCAAATCCTCTTTGAATCCAAAATCAGCAAGGCGTTGCGCCCGCTGAATGTCACGAAAAATTACGCCTATGGGGGTGCTCATGGTTCGTTGTGTCCCTTCGACTTGACTTTATGTGAGCAATGTCACATAATCCGCGCATGAAGTCAAGCTACACGCGCATTGTTTCACAAATAAAAGCCAAGCCCCTTCCTGGCTACGCATTTGTCCGCATGAAGGGCGTCTATGACGCAACATCCGGCCTCATCGCCATACCAGAGCGTTTCCGCACACGCCGCCACGGATTCGGCACGCTTCTGCTTGCCAACCCAACACCAAAAGACGACCGCGCCATCTCGCGCAGCTACGCCGACCTTGCCGGGAATCGTGTAATCTTTGCCGACTACGCAAAGGCTCCTGTCCACGATGACATTTATCGCATCCCGCTCGACTCCATAATTGCGGTTGTCATGGATGACAAAATCCAAATTCAAGAAGTCGCCCCGTTCCAGGGTGTCGAGCGGTGTCAGTGGTGCGGTCCCGCCAAGGAAGGATCGCCAAACTCGATGATGTGTGACGAAGAGGGGTACTGCTACCGCTGTGGCAAAAACGCACAAGGAGAAAAGCGGGATGAGTTCCGAGAGGAATCCCTGCGTCCCTTTATGAATCCTAAGTAATACGATTTACCTTCCGCCCCCGTCCACTTGGTTTCCTTCCCCGCGTGCGTGTCGCGGGTTCATTTCCAAGGCGCGACGGGGGCACTTTTTACACAGATTGCACAGAAGTTCTAGCTTTTATGCCCCATAGCGCGCAAATCTTGCGCCTTTTTCCCCCAACCGAAGCGTCCTAGCCGCGCCGCGTTCTCGTCTTGTTGCTTTTTTTCGGCAAAGTGCTTGCTTCTCATCGCCTTCTCGTCGTATTCCTGCGCCTTTTTGCGCACTTCCGGCGAATATCGCGCCATCCCATGCTTTACGCGCCCCGCCAAGCACATCGTAAGCGTATCCAGATGGTCGGGCGACTTCCCGTTGTTCTCTGCGCGGTGCTTTTTCTTGGGCTGTAGCTTAATTTTCTTGTGATCGCCCATCTCGACCACGCGCCGCGTCTTCATGTCCTCAATCAGACGGTCATCCCTTGGCAACACAATGTCGGTTTCGTGGAATAGTTGCTTCACGCCGTAGGAGTCTTCCGTGGCCCGGTCGTAGAAATCGGCCCTGAATCGCGCCGTCGCGTTGTTTGTGTACCGATCCACCCCGCGATACCCGAAAATCCCCTCCATCATGTCGATTACGACCTTGCCAGCGCCGCCATTGTCAACGCGGCAGTTGCGCGGCTCCACATTGTTTGCTTTGAGGATGTCAACGGCCCACTTGGCTACCTTTACCGTGTCGTCCTCGCTAGTCCGGTAGGGCGGAAGAACCACCTTGCCCTTTGCCACATAGATGATTTTGTCGTCGCCGTCGCCAGTTGGCGACACATCGAATCCCGCGTGCGCCTCGCCCTCCATTCGCTCCGGGGTTGCATCGCGCCCCATTGCCCGTACCACCGCCTCGATGTCGCGCATCCCGTACAGCTTATCGTCGCCGTCGCCAGCCGTGAACTTGCCCAGCACCATCGACCTGTACAGCTTGTGGTTCTCGCCCATTTGAGCCTTGATCGCCTCCGACTCCTTCAGCTTTTCATCGGTCAGCAGATGTGCGCACCCCTCCACGTTGACCATCATGCGCAAGCCCCAATACCCGCGCGGGTCTTCGATGTATCGGAATCCGCGCCGCTCCACGCCGCGCGCTTCCACCTCTTCGGGATTCATGGCTCTGTAGAACGGCCCGCTATCCGTGTCGGGCGTCGATAGCGCCAGCACCCATGTTGGGCGCAAGCGCATCATCATCTCAAACACCGGATCATCCAGGCTCTTCGCCTCGTCCGCGATCATCAGCAGCGGCCTAAAACGCCAACGCCCCTTGTCGTCGCGCTCCCATGTTTCGTGGAACCCTTCAGCCGTCAGCGCATCCCTCGGCACGCGCCCAATCCACCGCGAGCGAGGCATCCCATCCACGCTGGGAGCCAAAACCGTCAACTGGCTCTGGTTTACCTCCCACCCCGCCTTCTCGAACGGCTTGCAGTAGCTTTTGAGGTACTCGAATAGCTGGAGCTTGATTTGCGCCTCGGCCCCCGCCGTCGAGTAAACCGTTGCACCGGGGAATGCCGCCATGCAACCCAGCCCCAGCAGCGGCACTACAACCTGCGTTTTCCCGCTCTCATTCGGCGTGCTCATTACCGCATGAACGTGCAGATTCTTCACGAAGTAGCTCAAGATTTGCTCCTGCCACTCGTACAGCTTCGGCGCACCCCATAGCTCGCGCTGCGCCAGCGGCGAGTTCCAGTCCGTGAATCCGTATGGAACGCGCTCGGGCTTGCTCATTGCGATACAGCCGCCCCAAAAAGCCCAACATCCACCGCCGCAATCCGCGCTTTCGCAATCTCGCAGTATTCCGCATCGCGCTCGATGCCGATGAACTGGAAGCCCTCTAGCGCCGCTGCCTTGCCCGTCGAGCCGCTTCCCATGAACGGGTCCAGCACGATGCCGCCGGGGGGCGTGACTAGGCGGCACAGGTAGCGCATCAGCTCGGTGGGCTTGACGGTGGGGTGATGGTTGCGGCGGGCAACCACTCGGTTCAAGCCAATGTCCTGTCCCTTGTCGTATCCATCACCGTGTGTTTGTGCACCGTTTGACATCCCGCTCTTGCGTTCCTCAATCCCCTCGCATCCTTCTTCGCGGTCGCGCTTGCTGGCCTTGGCGCAGTAGAAGAACCGGGCGGCGGAGCCGGAGTCCATTCGGCAACCATCTCCTGTCTCGCCTTGCGGGTTGGCGACAAACACGCCGGTTGTGTTGCGAACGGCTGGGCGATTCCCGGCGGCTGTCACCGGAAACCCCGCCAGCACTTCCTCGCTCCCGTCGTGGATCAGGTTCGCTGGCCAGCGGCCTCCTACTGGTCGTGATGTTTGCGGCATCCCGTTTATTCCAAATCGCTCTTTCGCCAACCCGCCCCCAACCCTATCGTCTCCAACCCCAACCCGGCACCCGTCAATGTTCAGACCGCCCGTCCCGTGGGCCAGCACATTCGCGGCCACGGTGCCCACCAGCGGCTTCCTCGCCACCGTGATCGGCTCCATCGCTGGCTTGAGCGCCGTGCCGAATCCTGCCCATTTCTTTCCCTCGTCGGTGCGCCCTTCGTACTTCGGCAACAATTCTCCGTTGGCCCTCGGCTTCCCGGTCGTTGGGTGAATCTGGCTTCCGCTTGAAATTGCGTGGCCGCGATTCCCGCAACCGAGGCTTTTGTCAACCGCGTTCCCGACATTGTGCGATTTCGGAAATCCGCTTCCGTACACCCACGCAATCATGTCCCGAATCTCGAATCCCGCGTCCTCGATTCGCACAGCCATCCGGTGTTGCGTCCGCGTCCCCGCAAAGGCCAGCAGATGCCCGCCCGGCTTCAACACCCGCAGGCACTCACGCCAGATGTCCTCACTCGGCACATCGTAATCCCACTTCTTTCCCATGAAGCTCAACCCATACGGCGGGTCCGTCACAACGGAATCGACGCTATCCGCCGCCATGCCCCGAAGAACGTCGAGGCAATCGCCATGAACTACACTCATTTTCATTTCCTTTTCCATTTTATTTTGTGCGCCCACCGCGCCGCTTCGTCCAGCGTGCGCCTCTTTGCTTCGATCATTCCATGCCTGCCTTTCCTTTTGTTTTCTGTGTCGCTTGCGCGTTTTTGGCCGCGCGCCCTGCAATCGCTGCGGGGTGATCGCGGAAATCGCGCCGCTCCCATGTCCAGCCTATCCACTTGTTGCCTACTCGCTCACGGCGTACCTCGCCAGCGCCCATCTCAAAACGCTCACTTGTGCTGTTTTCGCTCATCTTCGGCGTGCGGCGCGGCGCGGCGCGGTGCAACTTACGCGGTTTTATGCTAACTTTCATCAGCGGCTGGTGGTGCGAGGGGTGTGTTTGTGGGTTTTGTAGCATTTTTAGTGGTAAAATTTTCAGAGCATATACCTATACGCCACCCGCCACCGACTTCTCCCCCCTCCCCCCTCCCCCCGGTGGCCTTTCGCTGTGCTATGCAGTC